ATGAAACGAGAAAATAAAAATAAGAAAGTAACACTGAAAACCAAGACATATTCAGCAAAGACTAAAGCTATTGCAAAGAAAGTGTATGATGAGGTGATGGCTAAATATCCTAATCTAATGGAAAAACTTAAAAATAGCTAAATATAAAGGAAGTTGTATGATGAAAATAATCAAATTATGTCTGGTGACAATGATAATTTATAGTTGCTTCCCAAGTTTTGATCCCAAAACAAAAACTATAAAAGAAATAAAGCAGGAAAATTCTACAATAAAATGGATAGATGTAGTAGGAACATTGGATCAAGATTTTCCTGACTATATAATTGTAGAAAAAAATGATATTAAAGATACCATTTGTAAGGCACATAATATTGTAGGATTAAAATTAAACAACGATACTATTATCATGAGTTTTGACGGGCAGCCTAAAGAGTATTCTACTCCTATTGGTATTAAAGAAAATACATTGGGATATAAAGTTAAAGTCAATATTAAATAGTTGTTTTTATGATTGGTAATTGATATATGTCACAAAATGAGCTGGTTATGGCGTAGACGGCAGATGTAGAGATTATCTAGTCAAGAACTAAAACAAAATTGATAGGAAGATGAAAGATTTAAGAAAGTTTTATTATTGGTGTGCATTAGTGTTTTTGATAATATTTCTATTATTACAATGGTATTTTTATCTGAATCCTACAACTATTGAAGAGGATAATAGATTTGTGTACGATAAAATAAGGAATAGAGAAATAAAATCTACAATTAAGAGGAAAAGCCGTGATTTTAAAAATAGAAGAGCTTTATATATAGTTTATGAACAAGATAGTTTGCCTTTGGTTGTTGATTGGGAAGAGAAAATAAGCATAGGAGATTCAATTATTAAACCCAAGGGTTCCTTAAAACTTTTGATAAAAAGGGGAGGCTATTTAATAGATACATTAGACTACGAGGATAATAATTCTATTATTTTACCAAATAATTGGTAATAAGAATAGGAGTAATGTTCCAGATTGTCTTTCAGGTTATTATAGTGAAAACCAAAAATTAAAAAATTCCGAAAAATGAAATATTACTTATTTATATTATGTTTAGTATATCCTTTTAAAAATTTGTATTCTCAAAAATATAAATGTCCATTAGATAATGGATATATAATGGTAGGATATAAAAATAATGAGGATCAACAAAGGTATTCTCTTTTTTTTAAGGGAAAAAATTCCATTCCTCCTATTGATTTTACTGTTAATACTGAAAATAAAACAGATAAAGTGCTATCCATATCTAAAGGGAAAGTAATATTGGTAACAGACAAGGTGGGTGGAGTAGTCGCGGTCAAAGATATGGAACATGAAAAAATTATATGATATGATAAAATAGATAATATCCAAGTGAAACAAGGAGATTTTATTGATATAGGGCAAATAATAGGAACTCCAAAAGTAAATGAATTTTATCCTAGAAGGTGGGATGAGTATGTAAATGAAATATATTTTGTAAATATCAGTTTTTTTGTTTTTGATACTAAAATAAGAGACCTCATTCATAGTCCTTTGTCAGTAGATAGTATAGATTGTAGAATAATTGTGTGTGAGAAGAATTGCCAACCTAGAATTTATCATTAGAGAGGTAATATTCCAGATGTTGCTGGGCTAAAAACTAATTTTAAAACAGGACTAAAATGAAAATAAAATGTATTGTGCAAGATGATGATTCTATTATTTTCTATAAAAATGATGAAGTTTTTATCTATATGGTGCGAAAATCTAAATGGGGTGGAAGGTTCATAGGAGAAATTTACAATGCACATGATAAACTTTTGATAAAATTAGATTCTAATATATTTAGGTCAATAAAAATCATTTATCAAAATTTAGAAATTCCTTTTTATAAGAAGAGTTATTTCTTTTGGACAGCCTTTATCCTAAATCATGATTGTGTAAGGATATTAGACTTCTTAATATATAGCAGAATATACTGGAATAATACATTTATCGCGGATACAAAACTAATTAACCTGCTAAATTATAATATAAATTTAGAACTTCATTTTAACATAAATGATGATGAACAGATTTATTATACTTGTATATTTTTTTGTATAACATGTTTGTATATGAGATAATAGTTGGTAATGTTCCAGATGTTCCTGGACTAAAAACTAATTTTAAAATAGGAATAAAATGAAAATAAAATGTGTCGTACAAGATGATGATTCTATTGTTTTCTATAAAAATGATGAGGTTTTTATCTATATGACTAGAAAAACCAAGTGGGGCGGAAGAGTTTATGGCGAAATATATGATGCGAATGATAAACTTTTGCTTAAAGTAAAATCGTTTCTTTGGCTGGGAATAAAAATTACATATCAGAATTTAGGACTTTCCATTTCTAATGTAAGTTTTTATTTATATGATAGATTTGCATTAGGGAAAAAAGATAAATTAGAAATTCTTAACTTTCTGATTTATCGCAGATTGTATTGGAACAACAAATTTATTGCAGATGTAAAACTTGTGGATTTACTGAAATATAATACCCATTTAGAAATCAATTTCAATACTAAAGATGAATTAAAAATATACTATTCTACTATACTTTTCTGCACAACTATTTTATATGCGGATTTATATTAAACAATGCCAATGATATGCTTATCAAAACAACAATTAAAAATATCAATAAACAGAAAAAAGTAAAAAAATGAAACTGCATTATTTATTAATAATATTATTATTAGTAGCATGTAAAGACAAATGTGAAAATATAAAGATTTTGGATTTTCCTAAGGACATAAAAATAATGAGTTCTAATAAACAAATCTGTGATAATGAGCATTATAACTTTGGAAAACCTTTTGTGATGGAATATAATGATGAGAATTATAGCTTGTTTCATTATAATGAAAAAATAAAAATTTTAGTGGATAAAAGAGTAAATATCATACTCTGCATAAAAACTAATGAAGCCAATAATTTTGATATTATATTTAACTCTAAAGACCAATTTACCTATGGAATAGAAGAACTAATATTTTTAGATAAAAACTTAATTCCTCTCTATGCTATACGAGAATTAGGGATATATCAGTACACCCATGATGTTAGAAATAAAAAAATAAAATTTGCTTTGATAGATGATAATAAAATAGACTTTAATAAAATCAAATATAAAGATATTCTTAATATTTATAGAAATCTGAAACCAAAGAAAATTTCAGATAAAGAATATAATGAAAATCCATACTATACATATCCCTTTGCTTGGGAATGGTAGGTAATGTTTCAGATTATTAAAATGAAAACACAGTGAAAATAAGAGAGATATGAGCAAAGGGCAAAAAAGAAGTAATAAAGTAATAATATTATTTTTATTACAGGGATTATTGACATTTATATGTTTTTTTATACTACTCCTTAATAGTAAATATACAGGTGGTCAAATAGGTATGGCTCCGCTTGTATTAATGAAAATATTATTTTTTCAAATAATAATCATATTGGTAGTTTATACAATGCTATATAGATACATAAAATCAGCATATGTTTATCTTATTATGAATATGTTCTTTTTTCTTATAATGTTATATAAGGATTTTTCAAAAAGTTATATATATGTGTGTGAAGATAATTTAGATGGATTTTTTATAAGAAGCGCTCTATTATCTATTATTTTATCTACTATTTTAGTAAGTATAATTTGTAAAAAGAATGGGTAATGTCTATTGTTTTGATATTAGAAAATTCACAATAAAACCATAAAATAATTAGAAAAATATAAACGAGAGAACACCGAACATTCACCGAAGGATTACCGAAGGGACAACGAAGGAAGAAAGCAGATGGTAAATTATCAAATTCTTAAAAATAAAAGCAAATATTTGAGAAAAATATAAAAAGGAGAAATGCAACTTTCTGGATTTGAGAGCCTATAAGATTAAACAATACAAATATCAATGAATGAACAACAAAAGAATAAAAAATGTATTTCTCTTAATTATATTTGTAATAATTCTTTATCTTACATATAAAGGTTTTGTTTATTGGAATTATAATCTTTTTAAAGAACAAAAACAAGTAGAAACATGGAATAGCAGAGTAAAAAACAATGAAAACAAATTATAAAATATTATTTGCAGTATTGCTTTTATTTATAGTTTTTTTTGGAATGTATTTATTTTCATTTTACAAATCTGTTACGGATACAGAAGATGTGAAATTGAGCGGTTATATTTATGATGAAAAAACCAAACAGCCTATCCCAAATACTCTCATAATGATAATAAGTGAGCGATACGAAGATGATAGCGGCAATACAAATTACGATGAATATTTAGGAAAAGATACCATAAAACTCTATTCCGATAGTAAAGGATATTATTCAACAATTATAGAGAAAACCGCTTTTATATCGTTATATTTCAAAAAAGAAGGCTATGTTCAGAAGAAAATAGAAGGAGAATATCCAACAAAACAAATGAATTATAAAGTGTATTTAAAGAAAGAGTAATTTTGTGTAATGTACATATTTTCAATAACTTATAAAAGTTAAGCTATTAAAAACTAAATACTATCCGAAAAACAATAGAGACTTCATAAAAAGTCCCTATTTTAGTCTTTTTTTTCTGTAATGTGTTGATTTACAGGTGTTATTGTGGAGCTGGAGGAAAACTATATTAGTGATTATTAGCGAGTTAATTTTTTTTTCAATATTCTGTTTAACCTCTATTTTTACTATTTTTAATCTCTTTATTACTTGTAGTTATCCACTGTTTTTTGTAGTTCTACTTTGTGATTATAAATATCATCAAGAGAGTTTATTAGTATTTTTTCTCCTGCATCTTTACCGTTATGAAATAGCTCTATATATTTTTTACCTCCATTAAGGTGTAATCTGCAAAGTGGTTTTCGGTTATTGTCATCAAGTAAAACTCCAAAATAAGATTGTGTGTCTCTTGGAGCAATTCTATCAGCGGAAATGACTTCTCTTAAAATTGCTTTTACAATTTGGAATCCTTCTATTTCATCTTCAGTGGTAACTACTTTTGATTCTGAATTTTCATCTATTGAATCCAATACCTCGTTTTCTTTTGTTTTTGTATCATGAATGTTTTCATTTATACTTAATGCTGATTTTAATCTAGAACTTATGGATTCGTTTATAGAGCTTGTCAGTGCTCTTTTGGTGTATTCGCGAAATATTGAAAGTCTGTTTGCTGTTAAAGGTCTGTCAAAAAATCTATTTACCAATAATTTTATAAATTCATCTGACGGATTATCTATTTCTGTTTCAAATTCTTTTCTAATGGCTTTAATATATTTCAAGGATTCAGCAGAATCTAAAATGCTCTCAAGGTCGTAAGATGTTTTGGTGAATTTTTCTAAAACTTTTATGGAGCTATCTTTTAAATCATCAAGATTGATAGTTAAAAATGGTTTTTCATCCATGATATTTGGCTTTTCCAAATCGGTATAGAAATTATATATTATTCCATTGGTAAGAATGCCGAAACGAGCCTTTGAAACATGGTAATATCTATGTAGTTGAGAATTGTGGGCATCTGCATTTTCTTTCCAGTGTTTACACTCTATAACTAAAATAGGTTCACCATCTTTCATTATCATGTAGTCTACCTTTTCCCCTTTTTTAGTTCCGATATCACATACAAATTCAGGAATAACTTCTATTGGATTGAAAATATCATATCCAAGAATTTGTATAAAAGGCATGATAAATGCATTTTTAGTAGCCTCTTCTGTTTGTATCTGTTCTTTTAGATTATCCACCCTTTGGTGTAGTTGTTCTAATTTTGTTTTTAGTTCCATTATGTTTTATAAAAATATTTTAGATAAATGTTTTTTCATTAGTAGAATGAGTGACTATGAAATCCTACCCCCTTAAAAATGTAGTTTGGAATTCCATTAGGTGATGTTTTTTTAGCATATGATAATATAGCCTTCCAGGTAGTCAGACTCCATATTATCTCCTTCTACTTCAAAGGCTAAAAACTTACTATTTTTTACTACAAATCACTTGTCTTGTTTTTAAGGTGTTGATTTATAGCAAATTACAAACTTTGTGGAGCTGGAGGGAAACTATATCAGCGATTATATAGTTTGATTATCAGCAAGTTAAGTTTTTCAATATCCCGTTTTAACCCCTATTTTTTACTATTTTTTTACTATTTTTAATCTCTCTTTGAGCTTGATAATATTCTTGTGGAAGTCTATTTTAACCAGTTCAGGAGTGGTATAAATCGTTTGGTTGTCATAGCAATTTTGGATTTCATCGGCATCTTCAGGATATTTTGTTTTAAGAAACTCTTTGCGGTCATATTCTCTGTTTTGCAAGTCTTCTATTTTATATTCTATACATTCTGCTTCTTTTTCTTTCTGCTTGGTTTTTCTGTATAAAATAATTAGTCTTCCCAATGTATCAAAATTGCCATAGTTGGTGTTTTTGATGCTTTCATAGAGCTGTATTGCTTTTAGTGGGTCGGTTTTCTCTAATTTTCTTGCTTCAAATGTGATTTCACAAACTTTATCAAATTCCTGCTGCCAAAGTCTATTCTGATTTCTTACTTCTTCAAGTTCTTTATCAAATTGCTCCCAATCCATTTTTACCAGTCTTCGTTGGTTTTTGTTTATGACTAATTATTTATATGAATTCAATTCGCCATTTACATATGCTAATCTTTGAGCAAGATTGGTTATTTTTTCTATGTCATCTTTGGTCTCGCTTCCTAACGAGTTAATGTTTTTAACTTTTATTGCTGTTCCTGTGACACAAACCATATAAACACTTGTGCTTATAGATTTAATTTCATTAAAAACGATATTTGTGGAAATTATAGCGTTTCCGCCAAGCAAAGCAGATTGATATCTTAAAGCACTTTTGCATTCTTCTATCAATCCTCCTAATTTGTTTTCGGTCATTTTAGAACCTTCTTCAAAAACATCACCTAATGCAGTGGAAAAATCACTAATAAGTCCTGCTGATATTGATTTTTGAGTTGTGACAATATCTATAATTTCATAATCCCAATTGTTATGAGCAGGAGAAGTTGTCATAGGTATTAGGTTAATTATAGGAGACAAATCTTTTTTTAATTCTAAACTTTCTTGTTTGAATTTTGTTATGAAAGGTTCTGACAAAGCAGGAGCACATTTTTCACAATAAAATTCTTTATCTAAATTATTCCATCTATTGATGGCTTCGGTCATTTTGGGAGATACTAAATTTATAGTTTCCAGTAAGCCTGATAATTTTCTATCACAATTTGGACATCTTTCGTATATTTTCATAATGATTTAAATTTTTAAAATATAGATTGTATTATTTTTCCTTTAATTGATTGGTATTTAAAGTATAAAATTGCTCTATACACTCAGCATTAGGATTGTCTTTTTCATAGATAACAGACATATAGTAAAACTGCTCATCAACACATATTTGTTCATCTAATTTTATTAGCCCCTGATGAAAATTATCTGATAAAAACCATTTATGAAACAGCCTATGTCTTGCTTTTTCTTTCTTATCACCAATATCACACAGGTAAAAAACACTATATTTGTTACTACTGAAAAAATTTTTGAAAATCTCTATTACAGTGTGTTTTATCCTTTCATCAAAATATTTTTCATCGTCCATTTTGATTAAAGAAAAACTATACATTCCTTCTATTCCTTTATCAGAAATATCATCAAAAGCTATTTGATAGCGAATTTTGTTGTCTGTTAGGAACTCATAAGACATTTTGTCTTCCGAAAGATTATATTTATAATATGGATAGTGGTGTGCTGAGTTTAACTCCTTTTTCATCTAATTCTTCCTTTGTAATGTTTCCTTTCAGGTATTTTTCTACAGCTTTTTTACGAGCAATTAAATCCCTTATATCTTTTTCTGTTAAAATTTTTACTTTTGTGTTGTTCCCTTTATTTGTCATATTATAATCTTTGTTCCAAATTTATCTATTTATTTCAGGTATTGATGGTCTAAAAGACACTATTTTTCTGTAAATGAATATCTGTAACACTTCGGATAGGTTTATCCTGTAATCGCTGTATTTTTGATTGTAGGAGTGGCAAATAATGTAACCCTCTTCTGTGTTGTGTTCTATGATTTGTTTGAATACTGTTCCCTCTGTGGATACTATTACAAATAGGTTTCCTCTAATAGGCAGTTTTTCTCCTTTTTGTAAATGATATTCTTTTATTAGTATTTCTGTTCCATCAGGGATTGAGATACTTGTTCCATCATCCATAGAGTTGCCATCCACACGAACGACAAGGTAATTTCCTCTATCAAATTCTTTTGGGATTAGTCTTCTTTTCATCTCTGGGAGCGTGGCAGGATTGTATCCTCCTAATCTTCCAGCAACAGTAGAAAGGTCGGCATATTCCACTTCCATATAGTTTTCATAAGGTATTGGCGAAACTTCCTCTACATATTTCTTTTCTTCTTTCAGTATTTCGCCCTCGCCAGTTAGTATAGAACCTTCATCAAAACCATATAATTGACTTATTTTTTTAGCCATTTCTTTCCCAACTCGTTTTTTTCCATTCATCAGCGCAGACACATAAGCTTGTGAAACTCCCAAATCTTTAATGATTTCAGATTGTTTCTTGTTAAGTTTTTCAAATGCGGTTTTTAAATACGCGTTTATATAACTATTTTGGTTATTGTTTTTATTATCTTTCATATCTTTGTCATAAAATAATTAGTTATGCGCATACCATATTTCTTCCGTGAAGCTGAAAAAGACCAAGAGTATATTTCTTTGCTTTTTAAAGAAAATCCTAAAATCAGCATCCTGCTGCCAAGTGTAGAAAAAACTCTTTTTCTGTATCATAATTTCAGACAATTTCATCTAAACCAATATGGCGTAGTTCCCAGCAAAAAAGCAATAAAATGGTTTAATTTTAAATGCTATATAAAACATGTAATCTTCAAAAATCTTATTGATGCATCCTTCCAGTTATTCGCATTATCAGCATCTGTGTTGTTTATTTATCTTATTTATAAAATAACAATCCTAAAACTTGGATAAGTATAGAGATAAATCCTACAGCTAATACAAGCCTTTGTAGATAGATGTTTTGTATTCCTATATTCAGCGAGGCTATTTCATTCTGCAATTCTCCCGATTGCAGTTTTTTTATGCCTTGCTCTGTAATATTTACAAACCCTTTATCTTCTGTAAGTTCCAACCAGCCTAATTTTACCAAATAATCCAATTGAGGCACAATGTCCTCTATCATATCATAATTGTATAGTTCAAGTTCTTTATTTAAAGCATTTTTTAAAACAAGCCCTTCTTCTTTTCCTTTTATTTTCAGACAATGCTTTAAAACAGCCAAGTTAAATATCGCCTCTCTATACATTTTTTGGCTTCTGTTTAAATAAATATTTTTAAACATAAATTTTTCTCACTGATTTTCAGTTAATTATATTTTATTAACCAAAATAGTTATAATTTTATTTTGAAGTATAACCATTTTAGTTATATATTTGCAATATCAAAATGATACAAAAAGTGATACATCATTTTAATAAACAAAAATAATAAAAATTATGAGAATAAAACAAGAGGTAAAGAAAATTATTCATCAGAACATAGAAGAATACGCCTTAAAGGTTAATAAAAGTTCTTCAACAGTTAAAAGATGGTTATACACAGACAACAAACAATTCAGAAAAAGAAAACACGCCCAAATATTATCAAAGGTAATAGGGCTTACAGAAGACCAAATTTTTGAATTAGAAGCAAATGAACCAACTGAATAAAATAAAAGAACCCACAGCGCTGGCGGTTGGCGAACTAATTAAAAATTGGAGCGTAAAGAGTAAAGAAAGTTTTATCAAAATATTAACGAGGGAGGTTGATAATGAGAAACTTACAGAAAAACAAAAAGTAAAAAAATTCAAACAAGAATACGCTTCATTTTTTAATAAAAAAGCCCCCAGCGGCAACTGAGAGCAATATTAACAATCAAAAATCTTAACAAATGAAAACACATTTATCAAAACAATTAACGATGGCAAATATACAAAATTTAGTAGAAAACTCAAGAAGAGAGTGCGATTTGTACAGAGTTGCAGAAGCAATGGTAGAAAATCAATTATTCACAGACTACGACACCAGCGAATTTGAATGGTTTCAATTGTTCTTCGATGGTTTAGACAGACAATGGTGCGTAGAAGAAAAAGTAAGTAAAAATAAATGCGAGTGGATACTCACAAGAGATGGCGAAGAAATCTCTCCCCTTGGAAAGCACTCAAAGTTCATAGAAAACTTCATAGAGCAGAAGAAAGAAGAGCAAGAAGAATATTCATATATATAATTTCATAGATAGTTTGATTTTTCCACCGCCCACAATCTTTTTCATTGTACTCATTCATAAATTAACTTAAACAGGGCGGTGGTTTTTAAAAAGACAACAAGATGAACACAGATAAAGAATTAGAAAGACTGCAAAAAGCAATAAAAGCAGTAGAACTATACAAAGGCTTCACAAAGAAAATAGAAGTAATGAAGCAAAACATGGCAGAAGGTGGAGTTTTACCAAGAAGATACACAAAGGACTTCTGTTTCGCCGTAAACGCAAGAGACCGAGTTGAAAGATATTATAAAAACCTAATGAAAACTGATGAAAACAAATTACAAAGAAATGACAGCCTTCTTGAAGTTTCTTAACAAAGTTTACAGAGAACACAGAGGCGAGAGTTTCAGACCAACAACAGAGCAGTTTGAAAAGATAAAAGAACGATTCACAACAAAATAACCTTAAAGGTTGCAATCAGTCGCCTGTGGGACTGGTGGCGTAAAAACAGAAAGAAGCCCAAACGAGTAAGGTCGTGGGTCAGCACTCACAGGTTGGAGAAACATTGGTAACACAATGCCAAGCCGTTGGGAAACCACAAAGGCAAGATGCACGCCCATGCGGGTGTCTCGATAAGCGGTGTTACACGCCCGAGGCTGGTTGTAAGTTATCCAGAAACTTTCAGGGTTGTTAGTGTCCCTGCTGTGGAAAGCAACACTATCCAGTGTGGTGCTACTGACAGACAAACGCACCATTTTAAAAAATCATTAACAATTAAAATTTAAAACAATGGCAAAGACAATACTATTTAGTAATGATAAAAGAGCGAAAGAAGTTGCTCAAAACATGAATCCTAACTACGAGTTGTTAGATAACTTTCAGTCTCGTGGTAATGCTTACTACAAGTGGATTTTTTCAGAAGATTCAGTTGTGGTAGCCTACACGCACGGACAAGGCAAACACGATGGTAGGTTTGCAGTGTTGCGCCTTATAAAAGGCACTGCGTGGAAAGTCGGCAGAGATGAGACCGACTTGGAGTTCTACGGAGAGAAAATAGAGGTAAAATAAATAAAGTGCTGTTTGGATTTAACACAAAATAAATGTTAGAAATCTGGTAACAGACAGCGCTTTTAAAAACTCCCTGTTGCAAGTAATCTACCAAGAAAACAAACAAATACAGGGTAGCACAGCCCAGTTGTCCGAAAACTGGAAAACACGAGCAACGCTGGGCTGTTTTTTAAAAAAGTAAAACATAACCACCGCCAAGCCATACTAATAAAACTTTCTTGTTATACATTTTCAATTTTTCGGCGGTGGTTTTTAATAAAAAAAGATAAACAAAATGGAAAATAAACAAAACATATTCAAAGCGATTTCAGAATTTCAGCAAGAAGTTCCAGTGATACACAAAGACACGCAAGGTTTCGGCTACACTTATGCTGACCTGCCGAAAATCTTTGAAGTAATAAACCCACTACTCAAAAAACATGGACTTGGATTCTCGCAACCATTAGAAGGCAAATCTATCAGAACAATAATCTTTCATATAGCATCAGGCGAAACGCTGGAAAGCGTGATAGATATACCGCAAGAAGTGGATTTAAAAGGAATGAACGACTTCCAAGTGTTAGGCTCTGCGATTACTTATTTAAGAAGATACGCTATATCCTCAATTCTTGGGCTGGTAACCGACAAAGACACCGATGCGCACGGAGAACAAACAAAAGGCAACAAAGCGCCAGCAAAAACACAAAACACTCCTGAAAAGTGGCTAAATGTAGGTTCGCCAGAGTGGGAAGGGCTGGTAAAAACCATAGCAGATGGTTCTAATTGGACGCTTGCCCAAATCAGAAAGAAATACAAAGTATCCAAAGAGACAGAAAAAGAATTAGCAACACTAAACATCACATAATATGACACCTATATCAGTAATTGAGTTGATGCCTTCCACCAGCGACCAAGTGAAAAGTTTCGCAGAGCAGGTAAAAGACCAAATCCTAAATGGAGATTATGATTTTAGAAAGTTTCTATATCAGAAAAAGCTCATTGAAAAAACATTTGAAACTATCAGTGAAGACAAGGAGCTGAAAGAATACTTTCAGAGTGAAATAGAGAAGTTTGGGAAAGAGGGAGTGGCTTTTAATGATTTAAGGTTTGAAATAGGCAGCCGAAAGACTTGGGAATATTCCAACACAGGAGATACAGAGTTATTCAGATTAGAGGAAGAAAAAAAGATGTTGGAGGCAAAGATTAAAGAAAGGCAAAGACTTCTGCAAACATCGAAAAAACCTTTTGCCGATGTGGAAACAGGCGAAATCATCTACCCAGCCTACTATTCAGAGAAAACCTTTATAAAATCAAGTCAAACAAAACAATGAAAGAAGAATTAAGAGCAGAAGCGCAGAAGATACAGGAATACCTTGAAATACACTGCTCGGATAATCCAGAGGAGATTGTAGATAGGATTAAGAATATATCAGTCTATATGGCAAGGAGTGGCGAAATGTTAGCCCAAGCCAAGAGACTCTACAATCAGAAGACCACATCAGCGATTGGAGAAACGATAGTAAACATAGCAAAACAGCAGTTCCTATCTGCCACAGCACAAAATGCACTGGTAAAGTCAATAGCAGATGAAGAGCAGTACTTGGTAGACTGGATAGAAAGGATTAACAAATCCTGCACTCATCAGATAGATGCTTTGCGAAGTCTATTGAGTTACGAAAAGGAAAATTTAAGATTAAATAAAATAGGTTACTAACATGGAATTACAAGGAACAATCAGAAGAATTGGGAAAACAGAAACCTTTGCCGGTGGTTTTCAAAAAAGAGAATTGGTATTGCTTACGGATGAACAATATCCACAGCCTATCAGCATAGAGTTTTTACAGGATAAAACAATGCTTTTAGACCAAGTTTCAGAAGGAGATAAGGTAAAGATAGGAATCAACATCAGAGGCAGGGAATGGACAAGCCCTGAAGGGCAAGTGAAGTATTTTAATTCTATCACAGGCTGGAGGCTGGACAAGATAGGTGCAGGAGCGAAACAGGAGGCTAAACCAGCACCAGTAGAAGATAAGAACGGATTTGAAGAAGAAGGAGACTTGCCATTCTAAATTAACAAACTATGTCTATAACATCCACAAAAGCATTTGCAGAGATTCAGGTAAAACTACCTGAAAGGAGAAGAGAAGTTTATAAGGCTATTGCGGAAAACCCTAACTCATCAATTTATGATATAGCCGATGTTTTAGGATGGAACTTAAACCAAGTAAGCAATAGGATAAACGAGTTGGTAAATTCAGGATTGGTAGAGAAAACAGGTTCAGAAATACATGGAAAGTTTGAAAGGGATTTGTTTTCTGTTATCACTGACAAGGAGAAGATAATCGAAAAGCAAAGACAATTATACAAAGGATTTACTTCGGTAAAAGCCGATTTAGAAGCCGATTATAATAATTGCAAAACGGAAAACGGAAGAAAAATTTTAAAAAACAGAATAGAATACTATAAAGAAAAAATAAGGAATTTAAAATGGTTGATTTAAAAATACTTGTAGAGGGCTGGGCTGAAAGAAAAGGTATACTGGAACACGGAACACCAGCAAAACAACTTCTAAAAACACTGGAAGAAATCACAGAATTACACGCAGCAATAGAAGATTACAATTTAAAGGAAATAGAAGACGCGATAGGCGATGTAGTGGTAACACTCATCATCTACGCCAAAATGAAGAATATCACGCTTTTCCCTAATGGTAGCGAAGAACTTTCGGATTCCAAAGGAACAGCACAAGACCCTTATTTCCTTTTGGATAACTGTAATAAACTTATGCAGTTGGAGAAATTCACTAATGATTCAGTTGAGAAATACCACGCAGTTCAGATGATGTTGTTCTTGCTGAACCAAATCGCCAACAGGTTTAACCTTAAAATTTGGGAGTGCTTACACTCGGCTTACAAGGTTATAAGTGGCAGGACTGGTAAGGTTGTTAATGGAACCTTTATTAAAGACTAATGGAAGCAGGACAATACGCCACCCTAAACAAAAATGTAGGCTTTAAAAAGGTAGTTTACAGCAAAAAGGGAACGAAGGTAAAAATCATCAGCATAAGTGGAAACGCTGTGATTTACGAAACAGAAAACGGAAAACGCTTTCCGTGTAACATTAAAGATTTAGAGTAAAAATAAAGTAAAAGATATGAAACAATGATATATATATAGGATTTATAAACAGGGAGGGCGATTCATTAGAAGTATACATTGATGCTGATAATGATTTATGTCTATGCATTAGATACAGCAATAATAATGAATTCAATGTAAAAATAGAAAAGGAAGATGTAAACAATTTAATCAAGGCTTTGGAAGAATACAAAATTGCTTTGGATAACCTATGACAAAAGAAATGGCTTATATAGAACTAATAAATAACTTTTGGAGATTGAATAAGGAGCATTTATTCACTGCCTACGAAGCACAAGTATACTTCAAGTTGTTGGATACCTGCAATAGTTTAGGGTGGAAAAATCCGTTTAATCAATCAAATTCATTCATATGCGCAGAATGTGGTATGAGTGAGCCGAAACTTATACAAGTTAGGAATAAGTTACAACAGGTGGGTCTGATTAAATTTGAGAGTGGAAAAGTTAAGCGACAATTATCAACTTATGAAATTTTAGGCTTAACGACATTTAACCAAAACGATAACCTAAATAGTAGCCTAAATGGTAACCTAACCGATAGCCTAAATGGTCAAAATTGTTTAGACAACATAAGATATAAGAATAATAATACTATACACATAGATAATAATATTCTTTTCGAGCAAATTAAAAATTTGCCCGAGTATCTTAAAAATTTTCAAGGGAATAAACTTTATCTCTTCGTGGCTTATCGGTTTTGGGAATTATGGAAAAAGGAAAACCCTACCAATCTCACAGTGAAGAACGCTAATGTTTCCAAGTGGTATCATGAAGTCCGTAAAATCGTAGAAATAGACAAAACCACGATAGAAAGGCTGATAGGCATCTATGCCTACTTTAAGCAAATCCAAAAGGGAGAGGCTGGTTTTAGGCGGTTTTGGTTTGATACGATAAAATCCATTCACGGCATCAGGAAGAAGAATAAAGCAGGGGAATACTATCTGGACAGGATTATTGCTGAAGTAAATGAAGAGCTGGAAAGGAACGAAGACTTTGAAAGGCTGGTAGTGGATTTAATCCAAAAAACGAAAGATTATGCGAGCAATAAGATACCTAAAAAACAGATTTGAGTTTGCTGCAAAGAATGGGAAACCGCTATACATCAACCAAAACGATGTAGATGCTCTAAATCAAATCATAGAGTTTGCCAATGGAAAACCTAAAAGCACTGAGCTGGAAGATAGTTTGATGCTGTTCTACATTCTGCAATACTGGAAAGTAGAAAACAAAGAAAATCAGAAGCTGGTGGCAACGGAGAACAAACAAGGAATTTTTGAAATAACAGGGGCGGATATTATTCTTAAAAAACTTTCTATGATGTTGGAGCCCAAAAGTTGGATTATTAAGCAGATAAGGGATGAATTAAGAGTTCATCAGGCGATGAATGGGATACCGAAAAATGAAAGAATACCCACCAAAGCAGTGGCGGAGTTGTTAGATGAGATTTTAGAAATAGCAAAGAATAACTTTCCATTGGCAAGGGAGCTAAACGAATACGAGGTAAGATATGTTGATAGAGCCGATAAAACTAAATAATATTCCAGAAGCAGAATGTGATGTTCTCAATCTTGAAGATTTTAAAATCAATCCTGATGAGGACATACCAGAGCCGATACCGATTTTGCACACTTGGGATGAAAGAGGAAACCTCCTGCCGATATTCACAGAAGATAATATTTCTATGATACAGGGGAAAGCAAAGTCAAGAAAATCAACCTTTATCAGGGCGATAAGCACGGCAGTGATGGGTGGTAAATTCGGAATGCTGGAATGCACCTACCGAAGAAACAGAATGGCGATTTTTGACACAGAACAGGGGGCTTATCATTGTTCAAGAGCAGTGAAACAGATTAGACAATTAAGCGGAAGAAATGTTGATTATTACAAACTCGCAGGGCTTCCAGTATCCAGTAAAAAATACTTGGTAGAAACCCACTTAAAACAAAATCCAGATTGTGGATTTGTGATTTTGGATAACATCGTGCATTTCCTGTTGGATTTCAATTCATCAACCGAGAGTTCAGAGCTTAACGAATGGCTGATAAAACTCAAAGGAGAATATAACACCCATATATGTGTTGTGCTGCACGAAAACGGAAGTGATATAGGGAACGGAAAAGCAAAAGGACACATCGGAACTTTACTTGAAAACACTTGTGAAACTATCATCCGAGTAGAAAAAGACAAAGATGATAAAGGGCAAAGTATCGTAAGTCCAAAAGCAATGCGAGGATTGGAATTTAACCCTATTCTGATGCAGGTAGATTATCAAGGAGTGCCTTATCTCTCTTGGTATGAAGAAACAGATAAACCTAAAAAGATGAGATTATGACACTGGAAGAGTTTAAAAAAACAAAGATTATTATTTAAAATTTAAAAGATATGAAAAAACAATACGAGGATTTTGCAATAATCCACAACACACCAAAAGGACAACTATTGATTACCAAAGAGTTTGGCGATGATGAATATATTATCACATTGTGGATGGATTTAGAAACAGCAATGGCAAAAATAGAGGTGATTATTGCCAATGAAGAAATTGCCAATAAAGCTTTTGAGGCATTCAGGGACTATGAATTAGCTAAAGCATCGATTAACACAGCATTAAACCAAGAATATTTATGAAAAATGACACTGGAAGAATTTAAGAAACAGATAGAAAAGGTCGCTAAAAGCAAAGATATAAACGCTCTTATAAAAGTCTATGAGGAGCAGAGAAAGGAACAGAGAAAAAGATATAAAAACAAACAAAATCAAGATGAACACGGATATAGTGAAACCTAATATACCTGATGGATACATTACAAGCGTCTGCCTGTTCAAGGAGTTCATTAAGCGCTTGAGTTATAGAAAAGGTGAAGCCGCGATTAAAGATTATCAAGCGATTAAAGGGCATAAAAGGTTTGGAAGAAGTATAATTCAAGAATGGGATGAAAATTTGTTCAATGAGTTAGTGGATAAACATATAACCATAAGGGCAGCCAAAAAGAAAGGATATACACAGAGGGAAATTCCACAAGGTTACATAACCGCCACCCAGTTGTTTGATAAGTTTTCCAAGATTTTAAAGCCATCAAAAGGGAAAATGGCTTTGGCGGATTATCAGGAAGTGAAAACGCCTCAAAAATACGGAAGACACCAAATTCAAGAGTGGGATGAGAAACTATTCCAAGAGTTGATTGAAAAATACGAGCCTAAAAAGAAAGAGACTGTAAAGAAAACCAAAAAGCCTATAATCCACGCTGGATTAAGCGAAAAAGAAATCCTTGAAAAAGCCAAAGAACTAAACCGAAAGGTAAAAGTTGTTCCGATGGGATATTCGCCATCTTGGGAGCGAGAAAAGGAAGTAATCAAAGCAAAAAAGGAGCAGATAGACAAGTCAGCATACAAGCCGGAAGATTGCAGCATACACACTCCAAAAGGAGGTAAAATCCATGTTCCAGAGGGACACCTCAAAGTAAAGGATTTGCGAGAGAAATTCTTGGAGAGAATAGGCTCGTATGTCATAAGACTGGATATGGAATACCGAAGCCGAGTGAATGAGATTATCTTAGGTTCTGTAAAGGCTTACGAATGGAACGAGGAGATTTTCAAGGAAGTAACAAGCAATTATAAACGAAAAAAGAGATACAAAAAATGATAGTAATAGTTTCAATCCTAATCTTATCAATCGCCATTGTGATTATAGCATGGAGCAGCGATATTAAGATGCTGGAAGACCGAATAGAAGAATTAACCGAAAAATTAGAGCAATATGAAAATAGTAAAGTTAATCGCGCTGGTGCTGTTCCTGTGCAGTTGCAAAGCGAAAGACCCTTACAAACAATTCAAAAAGGAGATAAAAAATAA